ATTTTTATTTATTTTTTTACACCTTTGGAAATTTAAAATGCCGATTTTAAAGGCAAAAAAATAAATCCAAATAATGTAAAAATTTGATTATAATCCGTCGCGGAACGGATATGAATTTTTAAGGTGCTGTTCTTGTAAATATAGTTGGTCGTTTTCCTGATTTAAAAATTGTTTCAACTATATATAACATATTTTGAACAGCGTTCTTATCTCTGTTATGGATTATTTCGCACTTTGGCTTGATGTCTGTATGACATAATAATCCATGAACAAGTTCATTTTTTTTATCTTTTATTAATTTTGGTTTATTGCTTTTTCTTTCTAAAAATGATTCTATTTCTTTATGACAATGATTACATAATTTGGATGTTCTAAATTCATTTACAAGATAAGTTTTATAACCTGCATTTTTAAATATTCTTCTAAATTTTTTTAGAATTACTGGTTCTTTTCCTTTCATATTATAATCTCCTTTATCGTAATCACCTACAACTATAATAGAATTTTTACTATCTCCAAATTTATTTTTGAAATTTGTAATCATTTTAGCTTCACTTTTTTGAGTATTTATAAATCTATTTAATTTTAGCTTTCTAAATATTTTTTGTTGATAATGGTCATATAATATTTTATTTAATTTGTTCTTTTCAATTATGTATTCTTTAAATTTATCATAATTAATTGTTTTACTATTATATTTTGATAATACTATTTCTAATTCTTTCACTGTTTTCTCATTATATTTTGTTTTTTTGTTAATTGTATCCATTATTTTATTATATTTTTTTATTCTTGTTTCTACACGCCTTTGATTTTGTGTATATCTAAAAGTTTGTAATTTACCTTTTTCATCTTTAGAACCACAATAAATTAGGTCTGAATGCCCAGGATCGATAGTAATTATTTTCTTATTTTTTAATTCATCTGTAATTTCTGTTTGTTCAATATAATCAGTATTTATTTCTTCGCACATTTTCTTATTTTTAATTGTTTTCTTTAATATTTTTCCGTCTTTATCTAATCTAACAAATAAAATACAACAAGAAATACCATCAGTTCTTATCATATAATTAAATCCGTATTGTTTTTTATTAAATACTTTTTTATTTAACTTAAAAAATTTTTCCCATAATATATATTGGTTATCATCATCTTTATAATTTTTTAAATGTTCTGATGTTGATTCTTTACCTAAAAAGTTTGAAATTAATGCACAAGTATCAATAACAATATTTTTAGATACGATATTAGTCCTTAATGGCAATACATTAAATAATCTTATTTCTTTCTTATCTTCTGTTGATTCACTATTTATTTTTTCTAATTTAGAAGCTAAATAAAACATTGATTGTAAATAATCTTGTGTGTTTGATTTTAAGTCATAATAAATCAAATCTTTATCAAATTTAGTTTTATTTTGATATAATTTTTTTCTTTCTTCTATAATCCATTTATGATATTTTTCATCAGCTGTTAATTCATTAAAAGAAATTAAATCATTTTTAACTTTTTTAAATTCATCAGTTAAATTTTTATGTAATTCTTTCCTTATTAATTTATCTTTATTATCTTTAGTAATTTGTTCTCTTTTACTTTTGATATCAAAATTTATATTAACATATTTATTCAAGTGATCTAAAAAATGTTCTTGAATGTTATTATTTATATTCGTAATCATATCAATAGCTTCATATGCTAAAATATAGCTTAATTTATCATAGTAAATAACATCATCTTTAACCATTAAAGGTTGATAATGTTCTTTATAAAATTTAGTTAACTCTTTTAGTTGGTCAGGCATTTTATCTTCTTTGTATCCACCAGAACCACATTTACGAATTGTGATGACTTTAAAAATATCACAAATAAATTCTTTATCTAATAATGGAAACTTGTTATTATTTTCATATAAATGTAATAAATATAATTTTAAGAATTGGTATGTATGAATAACAATTTTATTAGTTCTTAAAACTAATTCATTGATAATAGGTAATATTGAATCATCTTTCAAAATATTTAATAAATTATCTTTATTAGTCTTCATATAATCAAAATTTTCTTCATCATTTTTCTTTTGTTTAATTTTGGGTTTTGTTTTTTTCATATATATTATATAATACAAATATATATTTAAATAGTTTTAATTAAAACTATACTTTTTATTTAAAGATTTATTAATAATTTATATTAAATGATAAAATTTGGAAAGCATAAAGGAAAATCTTATTCATATATGGTAGAAAATGAAAAGGCTTATTGCATGTACGTATTAAATCAAACTGAATGTTCAGGGATATTCAAAGAATTTCAAGATTTTCTTAAGAAAAATAACCAAAAATTATATAATATTAATGAATTAACAAATTTATATGGTATTAATTGTTCTGAATTAACAAATTATATGTTTAATGATAAAAATGTAATTAGTATAATTAAAGATATTAATATAAATACAATAAATAAAGCAAAAATAAATAGAACTGATGAAATTCGACCTGCCTTATTTGGTCAATTTATTGATTATTTAGTTAGATATGAAATATCAAAAATTAGTAATATTCAATTTAGAGATGCGAGAACAGAAAGTATAATTAATGATCATCAATTTATAAAAGATAGTTATTTAAAATTGCAAAATAATAATAACGTATCTCTAATTGATGTATTAAATGTTAGTATAAGTCATTCTTTATTTTTTGGACACAAAGATGATATTAATTATAAAAATTATAAACAAGAAATTATTAGTAAAAAATCTTACGAAAACATAATTGATTATATTAAAGAAAAAATAAATAACAAAAAAAATATTTTACTAAATCCAACATTAGGAAATAGTGATTTAGGTATTTCTGCCGATGCTGACTTAATTATAGATACTGAACTAATTGATATGAAAGTTAGTAACAGTATTGGTTTAAATGTAAATGATTTTATTCAATTAATAGTTTATGCTACTTTATATTATCTACAAACAAATATTATATGTGAAAAAATAAGTATTTATAATCCAATATTGGGAAAAGAAAATTATATTATGATAAATATAGATATTATAAAAAAATTTATTAATATTTTAGAAAATTATAATATTGGTAATCATCTTGAGATAAATAAATCATTTACTTTTATTACACCCAGTATTAATGATATTAATCATATTAATCGGAATGAGTTGGATTTAATACACATAATTAATTTTATAGCTAATAATAATGACATAGAAAAATATAAACTAAACAAAAAGAACGGTTCAAAATGGAAGAAAATTGAGGAACAATATAATAAAATTCTAAATGAATTATTGAATGATGCAGAAAAAAAATATAATATAAATGGCAAATATGAATATGAAATTAGTTGGCATGAATATTTCCGTTCATTACAATTACAAATTTATCCTGATTCAACAAGTAGTATTTTGTATGGAAAATTATCTTTTGTTTATGACAATGAATTAAAATTAGAAGCTTAATAACTTTATTAATAAATATTAAATTATATTTATTAATTATCTTTATTTTCTTGTTTATCTTTTCTTTTTAGATACGCATTTTTACGCCATTCTTTTATTTTTTCTGGATTTTCTTCCTTTATTCTTTCCATATATTTTTTAGCTTTTTCTTTAACTTTATCAGAATTATTTTCATAATATTTTTTATGACCATTTGAGTTTGTATATTTTTTTAATTTTTCTTCTAATTCTGTATTCTTCTTTTTCAATTCTTCGTTTTCATTTTTTAAATTGTTAATTTCTTGATTTTCCATTAATATTATTAATAATAAATTTTTAAATATTTTATATTAATAGAAATGTCTAAACATAAAAGTGAAGATTATAAAATATCTGCTGTTAAATATTTTATAGAAAATAATGATACACAAGAAAATGTATGTAAAATTTTCAAATGTTCAGTTCGTAGTTTATTAAGGTGGACTGAAAGATATAAAGATGATGATGAAATAAAAAGACATAATAGGAAACCGATTGTTTATAAAGTTACTAAAGAACATGTTAAATTTATTTTAAATGAAATTAAAAAAGATAAAACTATTACTACAGAAGATTTATTAATAAAAGTTAAAGAAAAATTTAAAGATATTGAATTATCAAGAAGGCATATAACCAATATAATAAGAGATATCAATAATTCATTAAAATTAACAAGATTTCGTCATGAACCAATCAAAAGATTTGGTAAAGATATTAATATTAATGAAAAAATTAAAGAATTTTATAAGGAGATTAAAAAACATAATTTAAATGATATAATTTCGATTGATGAGACAAGTGTAAGTTTATTAATGAAAAGAAATCATTGTTATAGTGAAGTTGGTAAAAGATGTGTAATAAAAACTACATCTCAAGAAGTATTTAAGAAATATACGGCAATCTTTGCAATTAATAATAAGGGAGTTATAGGTTGGGAATTATATGAAAAAGGAGGTATAGATAGTGATAGATTGAGTATTTTTTTAGAAAAATTCATAACCAAAAAATATAAAAATAAATTAATTATTCTTGATAATGCCAGTTCTCACAGAAATGAAAAAATAAAAGAATTAATAAATAAGAATAATAAATTATTATATAGTATTCCTTATCAACATTTTACTAATTGTATTGAAAATTATTTTAGTATTTTTAAATCAAAGATGAGAAAATTAGAAGGATTAAAACATACAGAAATAAAAGATAATATATTAAAAGTTTTAAAAGATATACCAAAAGAAACATTTGAAAATATTTTTAAAGGAAGTTATAATAGGAATGATATTTATGTAAAAAAGACATCTAATAGAAAGAAAAAAATTAAAAATTATTTATAAAAATCGGCGTTTTAAATTTCCAAAGGTGTAAAATAATTTATCATTTATCATTTATATATTTTAAAATTACACGACTCATACTATCTGGGTATTTTATTGGAGATGGTAAATCAAATATGTTAAACCATTTACCATCTATTGTTTCATCATTATCTTTAGTTTTTATAAATTTAATTTCAGGTTTTTTGCTATACACTTCTAAATAATATAAAAAAATTTTTGTATGTCTATGATAAACAAATTCTTTAATAAATTTTTTTCTATATTCATTAGAAAGATTACTAGTAAATTTATCTAAATCAAAACCACCTGTTTCTTCTATAAATTCTCGAACAGAAGCTGTACGATGATCTTCACCAGGGTTTATTTCACCTCCTGGTAAATTCCATTCACCTGATTGTTCTTGTATTAAATAAATTTCATTATTATAAAATACTGCTGATGTAACGTTGGAAATATATCCACCTGTTTGATTTTTTAATTTAGAATATTTAAATTTATATTTTAAATATTTATTTTGATAGTCCATATATATAATAATTTATATTAATTTTTAAATATTATAAAATAATCTATAAATTTTTTACTAATACACTTATGATACTGATGCTAAATAAATTAATACAAATTAAATTTTTAATTTTTAATAAAAAAATATGTAAATACAAACTATAATAAATTATAGTATATATTTTTTGGGGTTATCAATTGCTCGATCCTACCAAAATCAAGCTCGTATCGAGCTTAACTTTTGGTCAACTTATTGACCATGGTTTTAAGCTCAAGATTTTCTTGCTTGAGACTTTCGATCTTGGTAGTGTAGTATTCTATCTTTTTTTCGAGACTTTCGATCTTTTTCTTGTACACTGCATCGATGTTGCGTATATGTTCTTTATGGTCTTTGATTGATCCCATAAGCATAGTCCCATGTGAGGTTAGTCTCTTGATCTGATCATCTTGTATCTTGATCTGCTCAGCTTGCTTCTTGTTCTGATCAGTTAGCGTCTTGATCTGATCAGCTAGAGGCTTCGTAATAGTCAGGACGTCGTGCGTTGAAAATGGCATACTCGATTGATTCGCGTCGGTGGTTTTAATTCTTTGTAATACCAATTATTTATAGAAACTAATAAATTATTAAATTTTCAATTTTTTTATAAATTATAATAAATTATAGTTTATAATTTTTTGTTTTAATATCGTGATATACTATGATAAATCCATAGCTATCTCATAACCAATTACCAACAACCAACACACAATCAAACCACAATCATAATCAAGGTTTAATACACGTCAACTCAATTCCAGAACCTGGTACAACAGGACGTTGTACATATACCCACGAGTCTTCATCTGATGTATTCTTTACATCAGGTAAATCGACAACTTCAAAGTACTCTTCAAAGGATCCGTCGTCATTGTATTTGTCAATAAATTGTGTCTTGGTAGTCGGTGGGACGAGTCTTTCTCCAACACATTTAAGCAGTGCCAGAAATCCGCTCATTGCAGATAAATTATTCTTTATAAAATTAATTATTTATAGGAACTAAAAAACTATTAAAATTTCAATTTTTTAAAGCGGTGTGTATTTTAAATTCTGATTTTATATGTTTACTTAATTTTTTACTATTTTTTTTATCTTTATAATAATGCTATTAGTATCACCCGTTTTACCATCACTCATTTATATAAATATATCCTATAATATAAAAATGGAAAAAATTCTATTGTAAATATCATATACTATTATTTATAAAAAAAATTAACGGCTATTATGTCAGACTATTCAACACTTTATTTTTATGGTCATAAGATT